ATTTGAAGTATGCTCGTAAAGCTGAACTTGCAAAAATAAATGCTCGTACTGATTTTGATAAATATCTTGGCCATATGATTGAATTATTAAAGGACTTTCCGGATACCACCCACGTTTATATTGAAAAAAATACTTTTAATGGAGCGGATGCTCATGACCTTGAAAAATTAATTGAAAAAGATCCTGTATTGAAACATAAAAATATAGGGATTATCAATGAGGCCTCAAGAAAAAATAAGGATGATAGGATTTCAACTATAATTCCATCTATGAACACAGGACAAATTATATTTTGTGAAGAAGATGATGAAGCCATAGCCCAAATGAAGGACTTTGCCGGTCAAAAATTTTCAGAGCATGATGATATGCCCGACATTACCGCTGAATTTTCAAATAGAATTGGAGATATAAAGAGTAAAAATAATTTTAAAATGAATTGGGTTTAATGAAAGGTGGTGAGAAACATGGGATTTTTTAATTTTAAAAAAACAGTTGCTACCGTAGTCAATAAAGTTAAAACAAAAATGTTTGATGGATATTATTCGCAACAAAGTTTAATAAGTCCTGAAATGAATACAGCAGATTTCTTAAAATCATATGGCCAAATAGGTTGGCTCTTTGCGGCGGTTAATAGGATAAGCCAAAACATAGGGTCTAGTGAATGGAAATCATATAAAGGTGAGGCAGTCCAGCCAGATAGCTTGGCGCTCAAGGTGCTTAAACGTCCTAATAGATTTATGAGTCAGTATCAATTACTTTGGAAGTCTACCGCTTATTTAGAGTTAACAGGACGAATGTTCTGGTATATTGCTAAGGATGGGCTTGGACGGCCTAAAGAAATATGGTGTATTAATCCTTTAGATATGTGGGTGATACCTGATAAAAATAATTTTATAAAAGGTTATTTATACAAGTCAGGTGCTGAACAAATTCCATTAAGCATTGATGAAGTTATATTTATTTCATTACCTGATTTATTAAACCCGTATGGAGGTAAAGGACCCGCTCAAGCTGCAGCTAGTAATTTGGAAATTGATAAATATACTTCAACCTATATTAAAAACTTTTTCTATAATGATGCAAGGCCAGGTGGAATTGTAAACTTTCCTGATATTGAAGAAACTGAATATGATAGGGCAGTGGAGCAATACAAGGATAAACACCGAGGCGTAGAAAATAGCAATGAACTATTGTTTACAAAAGGCGGAGCAGTAACATTTACACCTATAGCTATGAACTTAAAAGATCTTGATATCTCTAATCTAAAAGATAATACCAGGGATGGTATACTTGGTGCGTTTGGAGTCCCAAAGTCAATTGTTGGCATTACTGATGATGTTAATAGGTCCACTGCTGAGGCTGCAGAATATACATTTGCAATGCATACAATTAAACCTGTATTGCATTTATTCCAAGATGTATTAAATAATGAGTTTGTTCCAATGTTTGGTGACGATGGTGAACTTAAGTTTACGGATCCAGTTCCAAAAAATAAAGATTTTGTTAAAGCTGTAGTTGATACACAAGTTGATAAATCCCTTACTAAGAATGAAGTAAGAGATGTATTAAATAAACTCATGGGATGGAATCTTCCTCATATCGAGGGCGGTGATGTAATCTATCAACCAGTTGGAATGCAACCTTTGGGAACTGCAATGCCAACTATACAAGCTAGACCGACTGAGGATGTTCCACCAGAAGAACCAACTAAAGGTATTAAAAAAAAAATCTTCAGTAAAGTATTAAGGAAAAAAGTTAGTAGACAAATTATAAAAAACAATAATACCAGGCACCAAGATTTTTTAAAAATGTCTGAACCGTTACAGGCTGAATTTAAAGGTATCATCCAAATTTATTTAAAGAATATGAAAAAGGAAGTAATAAAAAAGGTAATGGCGGGGAGCAAAGATCCTGTAGACACTAAGAAATGGAATAAAATACTTCAAGATAAAACAATAAAATTGTATATTAAATGTTTTAATGCTGCTGGAAAAGCTGTAGTTTCTGAATTTAAATGTATTGAAAATTACATACATAAAGATTTGGGTGTGAGTTTTAATATTAAGGATCTTGCGGTGCAAGCTAAGATTAAAAATAAAGTATCTAAAATTACTCAAGTAAATATAGATACTAAACAAAGGATTAAAGATTTAATTAGTCAATCTTATGAAGAATCGAACGAGGAGAATGAATCATTTACAATAAACTCTATTGCTGAAAAAATAGGAGCAGAGAATTTTTCCGAATTTTGTGATTCAAGATGTACTACTATTGCGCAGACTGAGGTTTTAGGAAGTTTAAATCAAGCTACTAGCGAAACTTATAAAAGTAATGCTGACCTAATAGACGGGAAAAGTTGGCTAGCTAGTTATAGTAATAGTAGGCCCTCACACTTGCAAGCATCTGCGGATTATAATGAGGATAACTCAATACCCGTTGATGAGCAATTTAGCGTAGGTGGAAATAATTGTGATTGTCCTGGTGATGGTAGTTTACCAGTGGAAGAGGTAGTGAATTGCGGTTGTTGTATGATGCCGGTTGTAAATGTCAATTAAGAAAGGAAGTTATTAAATGAGCGATTTATTACAAAGAAAAGGAATCATAAAAATTACTGATGATCTAATACGTAAAGAGCCTGAGAACGTATTAAAAGTATTAAAAGATTTATTGGTTGTAAGAATAGATGATGACTTTATGACAAGATCATTGACGTATATGGCATATTCAAAACACTTTGATTTATGCAACGAAGGAGAACACGTTCCAACTTATATGGCTACAATTACTACCATTCATTCTAATCAGACTGGGGATATAGACGTAAAGTGGAATAGAGAAAAAGAATATAGTGAAAAATCTGTTAAATATATGCTTTTGGATCTAAAGGAATCGCTTATAAATCAACGGAAAGAAATTGAAACTAATTTAGATAAATTAAAGACATAGAAATATGCCTTATTTTTATGTGCTTGAGGAGGTGAAAGGTTGGAAAAGCAATTAAAACAAATAAACTTCAAAGTTAAAGTAGTAGACCAGAAAAACCGGATCATTGAAATGATTGGCAGTGATGAATCAAATGATAGAGTTGGTGACAAGATGCTCATGGACGGTGCCTACTTAGATAATTTCAAGAAGAATCCGGTAATTATAGCAAATCATAATTACGGTCAAAGTGAAAAACCTACAGTGATAGGCAGGGCACTTGAAGTGAAAATCGATAAGGCACAAATGATATTTAAAATACAATTTGCAGATACAGTGAATGGCAATGAATGGTTTTATTTATATGCAAATAAGTATATGAATGCATCTTCTATTGGATTTATTCCATTAGATTATGAACCTAATAATAAAGGTGGATATGATTTTACGTCATGGGAATTACTTGAGTTATCTCTTGTATCGGTTCCGTGTAATCCCAACGCGGTACAGATGGCATATTCAAAAGGGAAAATTTCAAAGGGAATATATGAACAAATAAAAGAAGTGGAGGTTTTAGATATGAATGTAAAAGAATTGGAAGCATTGGTAGAAAAGTCAGTTAGTGGTTCAGTTAAAACATTACAGGCAAAACATGCTAAAGAAATTAAGGTGCTTAATGCAAAGATAAAAGCTATGGAAGATGTACCCGCAGAGGAGGCTCCAACAGAGGATGAAGGAACAGAAGAAACTGCAATGAAAGATATATGTGATGCAATAGGTGCCCAGCTTGAAAAGTTAAGGGCATTATGTGGAGAAACAAAAACCGTTGAACCTGGAGATGAAGAGGATGTTCCATTAGAAGATGAAGCAAAAGACTATACCGAAGAAGAAATTCAAAAGATGGTCGCTGACAATATTGAAAAAATGATGAAGGGGGCAAAATAATATGCCAAAATTAACAGCAAAAGAATTAGCAGCAGTGGTAGCAGGAACAACAGAAGCAATACTTAAGGAAAAAGGGTTTACAAAAGTATTAAATAAACTTAAATTCAGCACTAAGGAACCAGATGAAATGAGTAAAGAGGAGAAAACTTGCAAATACTTTATCGCTAAAATGGATAATAACAGATCTGAAATTGCTAAGTATTGTGGGGGTATGGCTAAAGCCCTATCTGGTGAAACTGCTGGGAGCGGTTTAGAATTATTACCAGAAGAATTCCATCTTGATATTATTGATAGAGTAACATCGGACCCAATCGCGTTAAGAACCAAATGTACAGTGATACCCGTTGTTTTCAGAAACGGGACTTGGCCAATAGGTGTTACTGGAGTTAGTTTGAAATGGGAAAATAGTGATACTAGCCCACTCACCGAAACGGAACCAACTTTGTCTAGCTTAAGTTATAGCGTAATTAGGTTAGATGGTTATACTGCAATGGCTAGAGACCTAATGGCCGATTCACCTGTGAATTTATATAACTACTTAGTTAAGCAGTACTCGAAAGCTTTCGTAAAAGCTGAAAATATAGCAATTATGACAGGCTCAGGAGTTAAACAACCTCAAGGCATAATTAACGCTGAGAATTTAAAAGTAGTGCCTTCAATTAATGCTGCTACTACTAATGTCTTAGATTGTGATGATATGGTTTCATTACCATTTAATATTAATGTTAATTGGAGAGCTGGCGGCACATATTATATGAATACTGGTGCAATCAGACAAGCTAAATTGTTCAAAGATATACAAGGTAGATATTTATGGGCTAATGGAGATGTTCAAGCCGGAACACCTGCTAGTTTCAATGGATACCCTGTACAAGAATTTGACGCACTTTTCCCTGAGAATTTAGCTGTAAATGCAAAAACTGAATGTTCGGAAATGGTATTTGGAAACTTAGAATATTTCTACTTATTCGATAAAGGTGAAATGGGATCCGAAATGAATACACAGTCTGATCAAGCTTTCAAGAATCATGAAGTTTTGGTGAAAATGTGGGAACGAATAGATGGTTGTTGCTCTATTGGACAGGCATTTGCATTACTTACTGGCTTCTTAAAATAATAAGTATGGTCATAAGTTAATTCTTATGGCCAATTCAATAATGGAATATATTAAAATAAACAATAAATTTTAGGAGGAATAACAATGAAAGTAGTTAAATTTGTAAAACCATTGGATGGATATAGAAAAGAGGATTGTGCTAGTTTTAAGGATGAAGTAGCTGCTAAATTAATAGCAGCGGGATATGGTANTGAAGTTGCACTAGCAGATACAAAGATTGTAGACGCGAACGCTAAAAAGTAGGTGAGGTAATGCTAGTAACATTGGCTAATGTAAAAGCATATATAGGCCCAGCAGCCGATAATGATGGCTTGATTGANTTGATAATACCNGGNGTTCAAGCAATCGTNGAGAAATACTGTGGTAGAAATTTTGATGTAAAGTCTTATGAAGGCGAACAACACAATATTAATCATAAGATATTCCCTAAACATACGCCTATAATTTCGGTTGAGAATATAACAAGACTTAATTCTAATATTGTGGATACTGCTCCTGATACTAATGTAATCGCAAATTATAGAGTGTTTCCGGGGTATGTAGAACTCATGGATTATAAGTATGTGACTATGGGAAACAAATTAAAATATGTGAACTCAGAAGAAACTTACGTAGAAGTTAGCTATACTGCAGGATATGAAGATATACCTGCAGACTTAAGTTTAACAATTCTAAAAATGATTGCATTAGAATATAAAGCAGTTACTCAAGATACCGCAGGACTTACATCTTATGGTGAAGGTGGTATTAAAGAAACATATGCATCTGACGGAATGAGTCCATCAATAAAAAGTGCTTTAGACCGTTATAAGAGGGTGTGTATATGAAAAAAGATAGTCTTGATGTACTTGTATCTAAAGGTGTAAAGGATGCTACCGGAAGGCTTGTGACGTCGTGGGTTGTTGATAATACAATACAAGAAAGATTGCAAGCCCTAAAATATAATGTGGGGTTTATGCCTTTTGGTGTGACTGATAAAACTAGCAACGTTGTGTATTGCAAAAATCTAGGTTTAATGAAAAGGTATTTTCTACCTAAAACTGATGCACAACAATTTAATATTACCTATAGAATCGGTTGTAATAGTAAGCAATATATAATTAATTCTATTATTCCTTATCCAAAACATTTAGAAATTTATTTAGAGCTGGTAATTTGAATGGCTAATAGTGTAGATGCTGCAACTGCAGAATGGATAAAAAGAGTTGATAAAAAAGTTTCTCAATTAAGTTCCGCAACGGATAAGGCGGTTGTAAAAGCCGCTTTCTATTGTGAAGGTGAGGCCAAAAAGAATGCAATGACTATGATCTATAGTGTTTCAGTTCCAAATGGGCCTGATGGAAAAGCATTATGGAAAAGAACTGGGGTTTATAAAGCTTCAATTGGAAGTGGGCTTGATCCTGGTAGATTTCACAGAGCTATAGTTTTTAATACTGCTCCTTATGCTCAGAAAATTGAATATGGAACTTCTGATGCTTATGGTGCTGAAAATCCAGGGCGACAAGGCAGACCAGTGATGACTAATAGTGTTTTCAATCATAAGGATGATATAAAACAGATTATAGCCACTTATTTAAAGGCGGTAGTTAAATGATTGATAATAATATAGAGGTATATTCAATTTTAAGTGCAGTTAATGCTACAGATTTCCAATACCCTTTGTCATTTGCAACTTTCCCTATTATATCGTACTTTGATAGTAACCATGAAGCTGATGGGTTTGTGGATGGTAATTCTACACAGGATAGAATCGAAACTACCGTAGATGTATGGGAGAAAGAAGACGTAGATGGTAATTTAATAAAAATACACGCAGAAATGGATTCAGCTATGAGGTCACATGGATTTATAAGAAGTAATCCTATAGTAGGCCAACATGAAACAGACACCCATGTAGATCATTACACTGGAAAATATAAAAAGCTTTATGAAGAGATAGATTAAAAATAATAATTTAAAAAGGTGGTAATAATATTGTCAAATTTTATATCAGTAGATAATTTATGCTATGCAGTTATGACAGGCAAAGATTCTAAGTCATTACCTGCTTATGAATCGCCAAAATTGTTTACACCAGCTGCTAAAATAGATGTTGATCCATCTAACAGTCAAGTACCGTACTATGCAGATGGTGAAAACCAAGAAATGGCACAATTAATGACAAATGGTAAGGTAACAATTCAAGGAGCTATCATAACTCTATCAACTCAAGCAGATATA